TAATAGGAAAATTGTATGGCATCCCCAGACGTACACAAATTTGCCGAAACACTGCGGTCTGTTCTTCGTAGATTTATGAACGACCAGACTGACAATGTCGCTCTTGGTGGGGCGCAATCATTTGACGAATACAATCGACTTGTGGGCCAGATTGAAGGACTTGCAATCGCAGAGCGTGAGTTGCTCAACCTCCTCTCTTCAGGAGAAGACGAGGAGTAACGGTACAGTCATCCGCTAAAAGACTGCACGAGGACATCTATGACATCGGTATATTCTACCGCCGAGGTTGTCATACCAGACAACCCGCCGACCCCTATGGGGTATCATCTTCTTATTGCCATGCCAAAGGTCGAGGAAAAGACCAAAGGCGGCGTCATCCTTCCCGGCGATGCCAAGAACCGCGAGGACATTGCGTCCATCGTGGGAAAGGTCGTGTCGGTTGGACAGCATGCTTACCCAGAAACAGATTCCCGTTTCGCTTCAGGACCTTGGTGTCGTGAAGGGGATTGGGTGATGGTCAGCAAGTACGCTGGCCACCGCTTTGAGTATGACGGCGAAGAGATGCGTATTCTGAACGATGACGCAATTCTGGCCGTTGTGGATGACCCAAGCAAAGTTTCGAGGGCAACGGCATGAACGAAGAGAGAAACGATGAAGATTTTAAAGAAATCGAAATCACCGAAGGCGACCAACCAGAAGCGGGTGCAGAAGAAAGCGCCGAAGACGGAGTTGGAGCGGTTGAAGGAGTTGAGGCAAGCGAGGCGGGAGAAAAACCAAAACGCGCTTCAAAAGTCCAGAAACGAATAGACGACCTCGTTCACAAGCAACGGGAAGCTGAACGCCAGCGCGACGAATACTACAAAGTCGCGCAGCGTATGATGGAAGAGAACAACAAACTTCGCGATACTGCGAAGACTGTGTCCGCTTCCAACGCCGAGGAAATGGAGGGCCGTGTAAACGCGGAACTCGAACAGGCGAAAGCAGCTTACCGTCGGGCCTACGAAGAGGGAGATGCAGACAGCATCCTCGAAGCGCAGGACCGGATGATGAAGGCCAACGCTCAAAACGTCCGGCTCGAACAGGTTAAGAAGGACGCTGACCCAGCGAACTTCGAGACGCAGCAGCCGGTTCTCACCCCGCCGCCAGACAGTAAGGCGGTTGAGTGGGCCAGCAAGAACTCATGGTTCCAGCAGGACAAGGTGATGACCAACGCCGCCTACGCAATCCACGATGAGATTGTGCAGCGTGGTGTGACACCTGAACATGACAGCTATTACGAGACTATTGACCGCAGAATGCGGGAAGAGTTTCCACACAAGTTTAGGCCGGAGGACACGGACAGTTCCCCGTCTAAACCCGTAACCACGGTGGTTACGCCGGGTGGCAATGAAACCAGCCGCTCGAAGAAAGTCCGACTCTCACCTTCACAGGTGGCCGTAGCAAACCGGCTTGGTGTTCCCCTTGAGGAATACGCCAAGCAGTTCGTTGCGCTTGATTCTTAGGAGGCATGCAAATGTCTGACTCAGCAAAAGCATCCCGTAATCCACGCTCGGTTGAGAAGCGCGAGCAGGAGTTACGCCCCCAAACTTGGTCCCCGCCCAATATGCTCCCGGACCCTCTTCCGAAGGATGGTTATACCTTCAAGTGGGTACGCATTTCGACACAAGGGCAGGACGACCCGATGAACTATTCCAAGAAACTCCGCGAAGGTTGGGAACCCGTTCCCCTCGCAGAGGCTCCTGAAATGGAACATCTCGTACTCGACCCCAACCCCCGGTTCAAAGGGAATGTTGAGGTCGGTGGTCTGCTTCTTTGTCGGATGCCTGAGGGCATGGCACAGCAACGCAACGAATACTACCAGCGTCAGTCTGAAGAGGCGATGCGGTCCGTTGACAACACGCTCATGCGGGACTCCGACCCACGAATGCCCATCAGTTCCCCTCAACGGGACTCACGGGTTTCTTTTGGTAAAGGCTCCTAACTGAAGATTAGGGGCTAAACTCTTGGAGGACTAAATGTCTGCTACTTCAGCCCCTCGCGGCCTGAAGCCGGTCGGCCTCCTTGGGGGTATGCCGTTTGCTGGTTCTACACGTTTGATGAAAATCAAGTCAGGATATAGCACGGCTATCTTCAATGGTGATGTCGTCGGCCTCGCTGATGTCGCGAACTCCACGGATGATGGACACCTCGTCCGTGAAACTGCTGCTGGTGAAGTAAACCCGATTGGTGTTTTCCTCGGTGTATCCTACACCGACCCGAACACCGGTCAGCATACTCACAAGCAGTATTACCCCGGCTCGATTGCTGCTGACGATATTCAGGCAATCGTAGCTATCAACCCCTTCACTCTGTATGAAGTCCAAGCTGACGGCGCAGTCGCACAGACCAGCCTCGGCATGACAATCGACCTTGTTCAGACGCAAGCTGGTTCTACCGTAACTGGTAACTCCGGCCTTCAGGCAGACGCATCTACGGCTTCTGTTGGCGGCGAACTGTTCAAGATTGTGGACTTCGTGGACCGTGTCGGCTCATCCGTTGGCGATGCCAAAACGGACCTCATCGTAATGATGAACATGGCCGAGAACGTCCTCACCACAGACACAATCACCTAAGGGAGTTAGAAAATGGCTATCGCAAGAGCGCAGCTAATGAAAGAACTCCTGCCGGGTTTGAACGCTCTGTTCGGTATGGAGTATGCACGTTACCCCGAAGAATGGCGGTCGTGCTTCGAGGTTGAAAACTCAGACCGTTCGTTTGAGGAAGAGACCAAATTGTCGGGCTTTGGTGCCGCCCCTGTAAAGGACGAAGGCGCTGCCATCAGCTATGATGACGCACAAGAGGCGTACACCTCACGGTATACGCACGAAACCATTGCTCTTGGTTTCAGCATCACCGAAGAAGCTGTAGAGGACAACCTCTACGACAGCCTCTCGGCTCGCTACACCAAGGCTCTGGCCCGTGGCTTCCAGCACACCAAGGAAGTCAAAGGTGCAGCACTCTTCAATGAGGGCTTCACTGGTCAAACTGGTGGTGACGGCGTCTCGCTGTTCAACGCTGCTCACCCGCTGGTGAACGGTGGCACCAATGGCAACCGTCCGTCGGTTGCAGTTGACCTGAACGAAACCTCGCTTGAGGCTGGCATCATCGCCATCGGCAAGTGGACAGACGAGCGTGGTCTCAAGATTGCCGCCCGTCCCCAAAAACTGGTTATTCCTTCGGACCTCCAGTTTGTTGCCGAGCGCCTGATGCAATCTGAACTGTCCACGACTGCTGGTGGTTCCGCTGCATTCGCGAAAAACGACATCAACGCGATTAAGTCGATGTCGGCGGTTCCGGGTGGTTACATGGTTAACCACTACCTGACCGACGCTGATGCTTGGTTCCTCGGTACGGACATTCCGAATGGCTTCAAGCACTTCGTCCGTGTCCCGATGAAGACTTCCATGGAAGGCGACTTCGAGACCGGTAACGTCCGCTACAAGGGCCGTGAGCGTTACAGCTTCGGCTACAGCGACCCGCTGGCCTACTACGGCTCGCCGGGTGCCTAAACAACGGAGGGGCGGGGCAACCCGCCCCCCTTTTTCTTGTAGGAGGACATAATGTCAGACATTACCACCACCACGGTCACCGCAGATGGTGTGGCTGTGAACCACCCTGCACGGGTTAAAAGCATCTATTACGTCCGTGGTGCAAGCGCAGGTTCAATCGTCCTCAAGGACGGTGGTTCTTCTGGCGCTACCCTTC